CAAAAGAACTTCGTCAAGTGGTTCAGGATGCAATATCCGAAGGTTCGCATCTTCGCCGTACCGAATGCCGCCATGCGGGATTACAAACTCGCAGCGTATTTAGTTGCGGAAGGACTCACGGCAGGAGTACCGGATTTGCTAGTGCTTGACTGGAAACTAGGCATCGAAATGAAGCGCGTCAAAGGTTCAACAATCAGCGACGATCAACGCGAATGGGAAATCTACCTTCGCAACATCGGATGGCATCACATCTATGCCTACGGGTGCAAGGACGCCATTGAAAAGGTGCAGCAACTATGAACCGCAGCTACGAGGAGGATAAAACACAATGTACCGCAATCGGACAGAACAAGAAACGATGCGCCAGGATAGCAACGCATTCCTGCGGCGGCAATGCGTACTGCGAGAGGCACAACCAGATGGCTATCCGCGACAGGGCGAACTCTGTTCCGCTGAAAGCATCGAAGCCATCATCCTAGACTCAGTGGCGCAGAGGGATCGTGAATACATCGTGCGACAAATCGGGAGGATCAATGAAGCCAACGAGAAAGCCGTTTCACGCCGATCTGATAGTGTTCTTTGCCTGCTGGTCGGTTGCCTGTTTCGTGGCGGGACTGTGGATGGGTGAGGAACGAGCGACCCAAGCCCCCAAGGTCTGTGCCAAGGTATTAGGGATGCAGCCAGTGAGTAGAACGGCAGATACATGCACCTACATCATGGGTACACAGGGTCGTGCGTACTGGAAATATCTGGCGGTGAAGGAGGAAAAGAAATGAACACCTTCCTGCTCAACCTGCGATACGGATTCGAGATGACCCTCGCGTACCTCGCCGGCAACATGGGCGACGAGGCTTCGATGGACAACCATGTACGCGAGGCCGACAAGGTCTGGATGGAGCTTTGGAAGATAGGAGCGGTGAGATGAACAAAGATGACGTACGGCTGATAGCGGATCAGTGTTTTGTAGATCGCAGAAATAATGTGCTACCTACTAAGACATTCATGGGCAACGATGACGAACTACAAAACTTCGCCGCTCGACTTGAAGCGGAGTGGATGAAGGATGCGGAGCCGGTGTTTGAGGTTGGCTTCGGTTGGCTGAAAACAAAGCGCGGGAACATGGCGCCTTGACCGAACGGAACTCTGCTTTACCTCCACCCCGCATCCATCCCGGAAGGCATGGTGCTGGTGCCGAAGGAACCGACTGAGGAGATGATTAGGCACGGGAACATATCAATGAGTTCTGCTAACCCGAAAGATCACACAGTTAGAGGGTGCTACATGAACATGATCGCCGCCGCGCAAGGAGAGAAGTGATGAACTACATGACACCTAGCGATTTTCAATTCGCAGTAAACTGGCGCATCGCTGAACTGGAAGCTGAGAACGCCGAGTTGCGGAAGGATGCTGCGCGTGGAAGCTGAATTACGGGAGCAACTCGCCGCCATGACGAAGGAACGGGATGAGGCACTAAGCTACATCAATGAGATTCCAGCAAGGCAAAGCGACCTCATCAAATCCAAAGCCAGAGAAGCAAAGCTGCGGGAGGCGTTGGCTGCAATACGCGAATGCGCGGATGCTTCATTCGCCCTCCCCATCGACTCAACCGCGCTTGATGAACGACTCAAGCAGGAGAGGGAGCGGTGTGCGAAGGTCTGTGTAAAACAAAATCTTGAGGGTTGCGCTGAGGCAATACGGAGCCTTACTTAACCGGAAAGCCCACTCCCCTCGCCCAGGATTGCCACAACCCTACTGTTGCGGCGTCTTGGGCGCAGTCTTGGATGAAGGCTCCACTAGCAGGAATTGATTCTTCGCCGGAACCATTAGCTCCGCTGGCACTGTTGGCAACACGGGACACTCTACAGCTACCGGAGTTGTCTGGCAGGCTGGCAAGGTAGTTAGCAACAGCATTGGAACGAGCAGTAGCAATCTTTTTGGGAATAGCATCTTTGATCTCCTTGGTAACTTTCGCGTGTTCAGTTTCGATCCACTTCTTCTCCATCTCAGCCGCTTTACCTAGCGCAGCAACTTCAATCTTGTAGGCATTGAAAGCACGAACATCCTCCCGCCAGAGTTTATAGAACAGGCCGGTTGATGCGATCAGCAGGCCGATCAGAACCCACCTCCAGTTTGCAAGCAAGAAAGTCATCTTTCATCCTTCGCGGAAATGTACGCCTTGAAAACTGCTGTCTGTAGATATGTTATTGGAGCGGTCACGGCGGCAATGATTGCAGCAGCTTCAAGCCCACTGGTAAGGCTTGTGGAGTTCGCGTATCCCGCCGCCCATTCAAAGGCTCTGTAGGTCATCCAGAGGGTCACAAATAGCACTGTCGAGCGTCTTATCGCCAGTTTCCGCTCCCACTCCAAAATGTCCTGCAATATCACGAAACTTCCAGCCATACTTCTTCGCAGCGTTGTTCAGCGGCAAGCAAGGTGACGTACAGTCTGTCATTCACTCCCTTGCAGTTGGCGATCCCTGTGGCAGTACGAGTCTGGCCCAGAAGAGGACACCCAAGAGTGTCATGCTCAGTGTTCCCGCCGTGAATGCGAACGCCAGTGAAGCCTGGAACGTCATGGATTTCTGGCATGTTTCGCCCGAATCTACGGGACATGGAGAGTGTGACTCTGTACCGCCCGCGAGGTATAGCCGATTCACCATAGATTTTCTCCCCGCCTGCTTCTAGGTAACGATCCTTGTCCTCAAGCGTTTCGCCAAAGAACAGTTTGTCGACAAAAAACTTCCCATAGTTGTGCTTTTGGGCAGGATCGTCGTCGCGGATAAGTTCGAGGATCATTTGTGCCATCCATTAGCGGCAAGGACAAAATAACACGCAGCAGCAACTAGCAACGCCATAAACGAATGAAGCGACCATTTCCCGAAGGTTGAATACTTTTCATCCAGCCACTCATGTAATGCTTCTTTTACCGCGTCCTTTGATTCCTGCTTGCTTAATGGATCAACCATGATTCGTTCCTTCCCGCCTTCTATGAGGCAGATGCGTTATTGCGATTAATCGGAAATACTGAGTCTGCCGCTGAACTGAATTGCCTGACTTCCTTCATATACATCCTCTGCTGGCATCCAATTTTTGTATGCATCGCTATCTGCCCCATACACTTTGGCACCTAGATACCCGCGCCAGCCCCACAGATTCCACGCGATGAACGGCAGCGGAATGTAGGAATAGAATCTCAAGATGCGAGTGAAGTACGGCTCCTTGAACCAGTTGCCCTCGCTGCCGAGCGGGTGCAGTACATCGCCCCAACGTAATGCGAGGGTGATCCCGAAGGATGAACGCTTCGGATTAGTAAGACCTTCATCGCAGGTAGTGATCTGGTGGACTTTCATGTCTTGATGCACTTCAGGACTCGCTTACCTGCAGCGAAGTTGCGCGTCCCTGAACCTGCTGATTGTGTGTTTTGGTATCCAGTGTTCGAGTCAGCATCCATCGCCGTCCCTAATCTTGTTGTGTTGGCTGGTGGGGTGATAGCCGCAAACGCGTGTGTGTGCGAAGGCATTTGTCCATCGGTACTTGCCCCCACAGTCCCCGCTGTTTGCACGGCAGCGTCACCAGCAGCGAAGTTCGGCACGTTGAATGTAGTCGAACCGTCACCAACACCCCACAAGGTAGAGATAGCTGTGAATAGTGCTGCGTAGGTCGTGCGAGATACTGCCGCCCCGTCACATGCCAAGTATCCCGATGGTGCTGCGCTTCCGCCGAAGTCGATAATTGTTCCAGTTGGCATTCCGGACGACGCTACCACCGCCGTCCCATCCTCCTTCACCGCAGACACGCGATACGTCGACGTCGTCTTGGCTTCGATGATCCAGCAATCGCCAGCAGCAGCAGTCAGGTTCGCGTTCCCGGCAATGTCGAACGTAGCGCCGTGAGTCAGCACCGTGGCGGCAATCGGGTAAAACTTCCGAACGGCCCCTGCTTGAGGTGCATTCGTGCAAGCGGTAATCGTTACTGCTGATCCAGTCCCGTCGAGAATATCCGGCGACGTGGTAGCGAAAAAGTCCATCGTAGTCGCGTGTTGCGTGATGTTGCCACGGGCAGAGTTGATGCCGCCGGTTAGGTTGCCGCCTGCCAGAGTCAGCGCCGTTCCCGTCACGCCGGCAGCAGGGAGGCCGGTCGCGTTTGCCAGACCCAAACTTGCCGGTGTGCCGGTGCAGTTCGTCAGGGTGCCAGAGGACGGCGTACCAAGCGCACCGCCGTTGATTACAGGCGCACCGGCAGTCCCTACATTCACAGCGAGTGCCGTAGCGATTCCGGTTCCCGGCGTTATGCCAGCCCATGTCGTCAGGTCGGCGTCGTAAGCCTGGACGGTTACGCCAATATCTGTCGCATCATGCTTGGTAGCAACCGCAACGGCGACAGCATCAAAATCAGCCCCAATCTCAGTACCCTTAACTAGCTTTGCCGGATTGCCTGTAAGTAGCGCATCCTTTGCTGCGTAGTCCGTGATTTTGATGTAGTCACTCATAGTCTGCTATCCTTTTGTAAAAATGTGGTACAATTCCATATCCACAACAGGAGGATATATGATTTTTTATGGAACGATAGGATCGCTTCATGCTACTTATGACACCGAATCTGGTGAGTTCATCAGCAAATCTAATAGGAGATTTGGCAAAAAGCTTGGCTGGATAAACGACTCTGGGTATGTGGTCATCTCCGTTGGGAATGGAGTAGCCCATAGAGCGCATCGACTTGCGTGGTATTTTGTTCATGGGCATCTCCCCGCTAATGATATTGACCATATCAATGGGGTTAGAACAGACAACAGGTTGTCCAATCTCAGGGAGGCGACTAGGGCAGAAAATATGCAGAACACGAAGACGCACCATAGAGATAACAAAGCCAAGCTCGCAGGTGTTTCCTGCGTTAAAGGTAAATACTGGTTTTCTCGTATTTGTCATCATGGCGTTATTTCTCATTTAGGCAGCTTTGATTCTCCAGAAAAAGCACATCAAGCATACTTGGACGCGAAGAAAAGGTTACATCCTTTTTATGCGAAGTAAGCCCCGTCCTTCGTAAATAAGTCAATCCGCTGAATTGCAATCTGATACCCACCTACTTGTGCTTCTAATCCAAACTGCAACACGCGCCCTGAACTGCTACCCTGAACCGACATCACGTTGATTGCAACGTTTCCAGAGTATTCTGATAACCCGTATTCAGCAGTTCCATACTCGGCCTGAGTCGATAAGCCGGAAAGCGTCGAAGTCTGCGAATACTGTGCGCTATTGTAGTCATAGCCCCACTTGAATACTACGGTCTGATTTGACAGTCCAATGAGCGTTACCAACACCTTTTTCAGAATCGAAGTCTGGATAGGATTACCGAAGTCAATCCATGTGGTGTAGTACGACATCCGATACACAGCAGCATCATCGTAATATCCGGTATGGTCGCCAAGATACCCGGCATTTCCCATATACAGAACGCGATCCTTTGTCTCGTAGAACGACTTTGCAACCAACGTCCACGTTGAGGTTCTCGCTGCGCCATTCTCAAGAACCGACCGCATATCGAAACAGTAGGTATTCGCCGTCGCCGGAAGCGTTATCAGGTAGAAATTGTTTGCCGCGCTATACACAGCTTTGATGTTTTCGGTATTCTCCAGATCAACCGCGCCCATAAGGTCGACCTGCACGTTCTGACTGAGCTTGCGAATCGGAGCGGATTTCTCTTGGATGGTTCTGAGCAACGAGCGAACGCCGCTATCCGACAGGAATACGACATCATCTCCGGCATTCTGTACCGAGTCTCTAGCGATGCACCCGACGCCCACAATCGAATCTTGCAGCTTCATCGTTGAAGGCGTATCCGCGCCTGAGTAAATCAGTATTTGGAACCTTCCCATGATGAACAGGAAGTTGTTGTGCGCCGCGAGAGCAACAATCTCGTCGCCACCGGACGGCCATACCTGACCGACGTTCAGTGAGCCTGCGGTTCCGCCCGTCCAGATGTGCGGGGCCAGCAAGTCACTGAACACCACCGTCTGTTTGTCGGTCGAAATATCTGCCGCCCATACTCGGCCATAGGCACTGATCGCCTCGTTGCACTGATACACGGTTCCAGCGGTTCCAGACTTCTCGTTCAAACGCCGAAATGTGGTTGCTGACACGGCTGGATCGTAGATCAATGGGTCATATCCGCGCTGCCAGAACATCGCAACACCGTTTAGTTGGCAGAATTTCCAGTTGTTCGCGCTGATCGTCGGCGCTACACCGCCACCGCCGTAAGTAAGCGTAGTCAGCGTAGTTCCGCCCAACTTGAACAGGAACCCGCCACCAGCGCATAGCGTCGTAGCTGTACCGTCGTTTTGGATCAGTTCCCCGATGCAGGTGATGTTGCTTGTAGACAAGTCCGTGTTCGCCGTACTCGCCCGCGTCCATCCCTTTCGTGATGCAATCCGGCCAGACTTGTCGATTACGCAGTTGATCGCCTCCAGCGCAAAGCTTGCCGGAAGATCGACAGGCGAATCCGACAGGTTCAGGCCGTTGAAGCCTGGCGCTGAAATCGAGAAGGGCGTGATGTTATCAGCCACTTAGGTAGCCTCGAAACAGTCGAATTCCATGAATCGTTCCTTCTCCAACGAGATATAGTCGCTCAGAATCGACTTATACAGCCCGTATGCCTCTCCGCTCGACAGCCCGCCATCTTCGCCTCGCTCCACCAATGCGCGGGCGTATGCGCCAGCTATGACCGGCTCAGAGGGTACGGTGATAACTGTGGCGTCTGCCGACAGTATTGCCTGTGGGACAGTCAGGTTGAATTTCAGAGAGTAGATGCCAGCCGGAGTCGGGTAGAGTTCCACATTGCTGTCCGTGCCGTCCGTGCCGCTCCATGCGTAGTAGCAGGGGATGCCTGTCGTGACTGTGGATAGTTGCTGCTGATCGACAATCCACTGAATCGGCACGTTGCTCAGGCGCGTCCTATTGGTCGCGTCATTGACGGCGATTCCGCGCTGCCGGATGCCCGATCCTGTAACGGTGTAGGTCGACTGTGCGGCTACCGTTGGAATCGTGATCGTTGTGGCGAGAACTGTCCAGTCCCATGCATCTTCGACTTGACGCTTGGCATCGTTGACATAGCGGCCAATCAGCGTTGAATAGGCACTGGTCGTGACGCTGGCTACGCTGGATTCGCGGAGGCGGGAGAGGACTTCGTTTACACATTCCAAATACGTTGCCATTATTGGTTTGCTCCTGACATCATTCCTTGAATGTTACTTGCTCCACCAACAATCGGGGCCATCCTAGCTGTAGACATTGGCCTTGCAATAGCCGCACGTCTTGCCGCATCTTTCGCAAGCAATTCTCGTAACAAAGTCGGATCAGCCAATACTTTAGCGGCTTCTCTTGTCACGTCATCAACCGTTGATTTTGCGGTTTCTCGCGCAAGTTTGTTAGCGACAGCAACCCACACGTTAAGCAGGTTTGGTAACTGGAACGCCCGTTCATCACCAAGATTGGCCTTTGCCAGCTTCTGTAGTTCCTGAACTTCTCCAGTAATCTGCGAGGCGTTGCGAAGCCCTGAAATCTTGCTCATCTGTCCAAGATTGAACATATCAGACAATTGCTGGTTCGGCCTTCCAGTTGCCTGACGGATCAACCTCTCTTGAGCAGGAATAGCCTC